ATTCATGCCGATGTTGCGGCAGGGATGCTTAGTCAAAATGGTGCTTACGCATTCAGTCAATTCGACGGTTTTCCTGTTCAGAAACTTCCTTCTTATGGTTTTGAGGATTATTTATGAAATTATTAGATAAAATTGCTCTAAATAGATTATTAAGTATAATAGCTAGTTTTATACTAGGTGTAATAAAAATATTATCACCAAAAAGTGTTGAAGAGATAGATACTCCTAAACCCAAAAGAAAAATTTTCCCTTGGAGAAAAACAGATGAATAAAATATTTTGTCTATTACTAATAGGATCTGTTTTAGCCACGTCTGATTATGGATATAATGGTTCATCTACAGCATCAGTAACTCTTGTTGGTGGTATTATAAAAGCAAAACATATAGATAAAGAAAAAAAATATCCAAGAAAAGATTGTCCTGTTTGCAAAGGTACTGGTAAGTATCTTAGTGGTGATGGAATAAAGATGGTTGATTGTGGTTATTGTGAGCCCGATAACAAAAGCGAAGTTACTCACCCAGAAATAAAAATATATGGTGATCCTAAAAAGTGTAAAAATTCCAATTGTCAATGCAAAAATTGCAATTGTAAAAATTGTGGATGTGTACCATCTGTAGAAAGAAAATTATGAAAAAAAATATCGCACTAGAAAAAATTGCTAAAAAAGTTATAACAAATATGGAACTGCCAAAAGAAAAGGATTATGGTATTGATCCAATAACTATCATTATTGTTATAAGTGTTATACTCAGTTTAATTAGAGTGATTCAGGAATGTAGAAAAAATCGTCAATTAGTCAAAGATAAAAACGAATATGCGTTATTAATGAAAAGAGATATTCAGGATGCTATTCTCAAAGATTCATGGCTGAACAGGCTAAGGCTACAAAGAGTTATAAAAAAGAATCTTAGCAAAGATCAATACAAAGCTTATGGTAAAGCTCTACAATACAGTATAATGGGAACTGGAATTAATCTCACGGAGGACGAAGTATACACTTTAATGGAGGCATCAAACAATGCTTAGTTTATTAGTATGGATGGTATATGGTCTTCTTGTGGGTAGTATTGCAAAGGCTTTAGTGCCAGGAGAAGAAAACTTCGGGTTTATTAAAACAATAGCACTAGGAGTAGCTGGCTCCTATATGGGTGGCGCCATACTATATCTACTGGGGCAATACGAGGCTGTCAGCCCCGCTGGATTGTTTATGGGTATTGCTGGTGGAGTAGTAAGTCTTGTCCTCTACAACAAATTGGTTGCAAAATAATAAAGTTGCTGTCTGTTTGTATTTGTATCATACAGATTTATGGCCAGAATTTAAAGAACTACTCCTACCGCTATCTAATAACATAAAACTATACATAGGACTATGCAATACAAGTCCTAGTCTGAATGATTTTGATGATTTTGATCATCAGCTATCTTTTCATGATAACTATGGGGCTGATATATCATCATTTCTATATCAAATTAGAGATGTAAAAGAAGATCTATTCATAAAACTACATTCTAAAAAGAGTTTATGGGGATTCAAGTATCATATTAATTGGAGACAAATGATGCTTAATGACCTTATATCTTCTTTAGATATTCTAAAATCTAATATAAAAATTCTTTTATCGAATGAATCTAATAGTGTTTTATGTAACAAAATATTATTAATGGATAATAGAGAGTTTCATAATTCATCTAAAATACATGAACTGTGTTCTTTATTAAATATTGATTATTCTAGAGTTAAAAATTCAAAATTTGTTGCCGGTAATATGTTTATGGGTAAAACCAGTATATATAAAAAATATTTAGAGCCACACATTGAAACTATCGACAAGCTTCTATATAATGAGAAAGGCAAAGTTGATGATACATTCAAAGGCACATATTCTCATTCTATGGAGCGTATTTTTGGATATATTATTAGCTATAATAATCTTAAATTTTGCTATCCGAAACATAAAATTATAAAAGTAATCAATACAGAAGCTCCTAATAAAAAATATTTTAATCTAATTAAGATGTATAATAATTATTGTTATATTCTAGAAGATCCAAATCTATACGGATATATATCTAATATGTCTGAAAAAAGTTGTGTTATAACATGGTATCATTTGGATGAAAAAAGTTCAATTACATATAATCTTATCAATAAAAATACCATTTGTAAAAGATGAATAACAGATCATTACTTTGCGCAGTGGCTAAAAACGAATCTCCGTATATTGTTGAGTGGTTGGCCTACTACAAGTATATTATTGGATTTGATGAAATTATAATCTATAATAATGATAGTTATGATATTAGTAAAGATCTTTTAAAATCTTTAAGTGATCATAATTTTTGCGTATATAAAGAATGGCCAAGAATCGATGGAATAACACCCCAACAATCAGCATACATGGATGCTATTAAAAATTACTCAGAGAAATTTGAATGGATTGCTTTTTTAGATATTGACGAATTTTTAGTCTTAAAAGACTATGCAGATATAAAAACTTGTTTGGAGCATTTTGCTAATATAAATGCTGATTCGATATCTATTAATTGGTTAACTTTTGGATCATCAAACTACGATAATTATTGTATTAATCCTGTATCTAAAAGATTTTTATATTCTAATGATCCAATATCAAAAATCAATAGACACTGTAAATCTATTTCTAGAATATCTAATATTGATTCAATTAATGTTCATATTAATAAATTAATTACAGGTAGTAAATATTTTCATATAGATGGCACAGAATTATTTTTTGATAAAGACCCGAATTCAGAGCATATTTCCGATAAAAAATATCACATAAACCAGGCACCAGCACAAATTAATCATTATCAGTTAAAATCTTTGGACGAATATAAAAACAGAAAATTAAAAGGAAGAGCAACCGTTCTTCAGGATCATGTGTCTGCGAATATCAAGCCCGGAGATTTTATTCGCTCAGATCAGCACTGTAATACGCACGATAATTTCGATATTCTGTATAAGATTAAGAATCTAGAAAAGTATATTAATAATATATATAATACGATATCAATAAATTCTAGACAATATTTTGAAGAACAATTCAAGTTATTTATACAACAACAAACCAAAAAATTTGATTTAATTTAATATGTGGCCAGAAGAAAATTTTTATAGCTCTATTCTAAAAGAATATGAACATATTATTCCTATAAATTTTAATACTGCTCTATACTTATCTTTGTATCCTGATTTGGTTGCCTTCGGAATAAAAACAGAAAATCAGGCCAAGCAACACTATTTACTTTTTGGAAAGAACGAAAACAGAATATGTTTTATTCCTGAAGATTTTGACCCAAGCGAATACAAAGATCTAAATCCAGATCTTAAACATTTATCAACACACGATTTATTTATTCATTATATAAATAATGGATATTATGAGCATAGAATTTTTAATACCAAAAAAATAGAAAAAGTTTTTGATACAAATTTTTATCAACAATACTATCGAACAAAATCTGGAATAGAGGAATATCTAGATCACGGAATCAAAGAAGGAAGATATTACCATCCATCTATTGTAGATAATGATTTTGATTATGGATTCTATATATCATATTATAATCATTTTCATGATAGTAAAAACTTTAAAAGTGTGTGGGATCAATTTGATGCTATAGATCACTATCTAAATAACCCAGAATATAAACCAAATAATATTATATCATATTCTGATATAAATATAGATATAAATGATGGTATCTGTTTATATGTTGGACATATTAATGACCATAAAGATATAGACTATACCATAGAATCACTAGTACATATTCTTAATTTCTTCAAACAGAATATTGTTGAGTTAAGCTTCTCCAACATATCTGTAAAAAAATCTTTCATTCAAAAATACAAAAATATTAGTAATAAAAATAATGTTATATTTTTAATAGATAAAATTAATATTGGATATGATTTTGGTAAGTATAATGATATCTATAAAAAACATATAGATACGATTAAACAATATAGCTATGTTTGTCATATTAACAATTCTATTGTAATTTATAATAATAAAATCTTACATGACTTTATAGGTAAATTTGCTGGCTCTGGTTGCGACTTATACGGACTAACAGATTGCTATATTAGAAATTCATTGATAAATAGGAATCTGTACCATATACAGTCATATTGCTTTGTTGTTCCTAATCAATATATAGATACTCTTTACAGATATATAGCATCTCAAAATAAAACACTATTAAACAATAATAAAAACGAAATAGTTAAAGATCTTGAAATAGGTCTTAGTGCTCATTTTATAAAAAATGATATTAAGATTGGTAGTTATAGTACTCTCACTGATAACAAAGAATTTCTCTGGCATAATATTATGAACTTTGATCCATCGCTTGATCTTGCTTATTTACAATATAATGATTTATCAATAACTAAAAGACAATGTTTAAAACATGATAATATCCCACTATCCTCTCTTAAACTTAAACAAAATAGTATTTTATCAGATAATAAAAATGAAAATCTCATAAAGATTGGTAATATTAAAAATCAAACAAGTATAGATCTAACATCATACAAAATAGCACTATGCTGCCACATATATGATGAATATTTTTATCCAGAAATAAGTATACTTTTAGATAAACTTAAAAAAAGTTTACTAAATATAGATTACTATATCACTACAAACACCGAAAATACAATAATTGAAAATGGTATCGTAGTTCCAAATAAAGGTGCGGATCTTGGTCCATTTATTCTAAGCTCATTACAAACTATACCAAAAGATACAGACTTTTTCATAAAAATACATGCCAAAACACATCATGGATTTAGAAAATATACTATATCAGAGATAATTAATAATATATATTATAATCTAGTAAAGTTGATTCAAGATGACTCGATATATGCCCTTGGATCAAAAAGATACATACTAATGATGGATAAATTCAATACATCAACCATTAATGATTTCTATAGTAGATATAATATTTTAAATGTTGATGAATCAAAAATAAAATTTATTTCCGGAACAATGATGGTAGGTAAGTATAAAAAATATCTCGATATATGCGATAACATAGGTTTGTGTTTTGATACTGAATATAAGCTTATGGAAAACGGATATAAAAAGAATACAACGCCGACTCATACACACGCATGGGAAAGAATCCTATCTGGTATACTTCCTTATATCGGAAACATGACAGTATCCGGAATATAAATTCGTATACGAACACGAATTGACTTTTTGCTTTTTTGTCATATCATACTTTCATGAAACCAACATGGATTGACTATTTTCTAGGCTTGTGCAAAGTAGTGTCTCAACGAAGCCACGACGTACACACAAAACATGGATGTATAATCACAGATAAAAATCACAGAATTTTGGGCGTCGGCTACAACGGTTTTCCGAAAGGGTTGGACGACTCAAAATTGCCTACGAACAGACCGGATAAATACTCATGGATGGTTCACAGTGAAAGAAACGCACTTGCAAATTGTGTAGTTAGACCAGACGGAGGGACCGCTTATGTTACCGGTCAATGTTGTAATGATTGTATAATAGCTCTATACCAAGAAGGTATTGATACTGTTTATATGATAGATGATCACGGAACAAAATTATTCGATGAAAAATCAAAAAATATTTTTGATACTTTTGTACAGATGAGCAAGATAAAAATACATTATGTTAAACCAAATCTTGACTGGCTGAGACAATTATCTGGTGTACTATGATTCATACCATATTTTATATTTTTGGTATATTATATTATTTTCAACTTTGGTTCTTAAATGATTTTAATCCTGTAGGAAAAGAATTTGCTAATGTGGTTATATTGGGTCTAACTGCCTTACTACTAAAAAATGAGAAACATACACTATGATTTTTAACGAACAAATTGCTAGAAAACCTGATCATTATTCTTGGACACAAGATTTTATCGAGGCTATGCACAATGGATTTTGGACCCACAGAGAATTTAATTTTCAAAGTGATGTACAAGATTTTTTAGTGAATTTAACAGAACAAGAAAAACAAATAGTAATACGAGCACTATCTACTATAGGCCAATTAGAAATTAGTGTTAAAAAGTTTTGGGCCAAACTAGGAGAAAATCTGCCACACCCTTCGCTTAATGATCTTGGTTATACCATGGCTCATGTTGAAGTGATACATGGCGATGCCTATGAACGTCTATTAGAGGTTCTTGGGATAGATGATAATTTTGAAAAAATACTTGAACTAGATATTATAAAAAGCAGAGTTAATTATTTAAGAAAACATCTAGAGAAATTTTCACAAGACCACAAGAAACAATTTGTTTATTCTTTGATTTTATTTACTTTATTTGTTGAGAACATTGCATTATTTTCTCAATTCTACACAATTAGTTTTTTTGGTAGATTTAAAAATATGCTTAAAGACACAAATAAACAAGTTGAATATACGAGCAGAGAAGAAAATCTTCATGCTATGATCGGTATCAAAATTATAAATACTATTAGAACAGAGTATCCAGAATTATTTGATGAGAAGCTAGAACAAAAAATAGTATTTGAATCTCAAGAAGCCGTTAGGTACGAATGCGAAATTATAGATTGGATTGTTAACGGATATGGCAACGAACATCTTAATTCAGAACTTCTAAAAGAGTTTATAAAAAATAGATTAAATGAATCATTAGACCAAATAGGATTTACCAAAGTTTTTGAGGTTGATAAAGAATTGTTATCAAAAACGGTATGGTTTGATGAGCAAGTTTTAGGAAATAATATGACAGACTTCTTCCACTCCAGGCCTGTAGAATATGCCAAAAAGGCCTTGGTTTTCGACGCAGAAGCTTTGTTTTAATATATAAGTGGACCAACCCATCAGGATTTAAATATGACTCAAAAACCGTACTATTGGCTTAATTCTCATAGCAGACTATTCTTGGAAAGGGGCTATCTAGATAAAGATATTACTCCAGAGTCTAGAGTTAAAGAAATAGCACAAAATTCAGAAAAAATTCTTGGAATCCAAGGTTTTGCTGAAAAATTTGAACACTATATGTCTTTAGGATATTATTCTTTATCCACTCCTGTTTGGAACAATTTTGGAAACAGTAGAGGGTTGCCTGTGAGCTGTTTCGGAAGTTTTATAGACGACACAATTACAAGTATATTATATAAAGTGGCTGAAGTTGGAATGATGAGTAAATTAGGCGGAGGTACTAGTGGGTATTTTGGAGCACTAAGATCTAGAGGTGCTCCGATTAGTGTTGGAGGAGAAAGTAGTGGTCCTGTACACTTTATGGAAATGTTCGATAAAGTGGCCGATGTTATTAGCCAAGGATCAGCCAGAAGAGGAAGTTTTGCATCGTATTTACCTGTGGAGCATCCTGATATAGAAGAATTTTTACAGATACGTAATGAAGGTCATCCTATACAGAATATGAGCTTTGCTGTAACCATTACAGATAGTTGGATGCAAAGTATGATAGACGGAGATAAAACAAAAAGGAAAATCTGGGCAAAGATTATACAAAAGCGTTTTGAAAGCGGGTATCCGTATATCTTTTTTACGGACACAGTCAATAGTAATAGTCCAAGAGTATACAAAGATAAAAATCTAAAAATTAATGCTAGTAATTTATGTTCTGAAATTTGTTTACAATCAGATGAAAATAATAGTTTTGTTTGCGTGTTGTCCTCTTTAAATCTTTTACACTGGGATGACATAGAAAAAACAGATGCTGTTGAAACTATGATATACTTTCTTGATAGTGTTAATCAAGAATTTATAGATAAGACACAAAATATAAAATTTATGAAAAGTGCAAGAAATTTTGCTCTTAACCAAAGAGCATTAGGTATGGGCGTTCTAGGATGGCATTCATACTTACAAAGCAAAATGATTAGTTTTGAAAGCATGAAAGCAAAATTACTAAACTCTTCTATTTGGAATGTGATCAGAGAAAGATCAGATATGGCGACTACAAAGCTTGCAGAATTACTTGGCGAAGCACCAATTCTAGAAGGCTACGGTAGAAGAAATGTAACAACCCTTGCTGTTGCACCAACAACTAGTAGTAGTTTTATTCTTGGTCAGGTAAGTCCGAGTATAGAACCACTAAATAGTAATTATTTTGTTAAAAATCTAGCTAAGGGTAAGTTTACATATAAAAATCCATATCTAAAAGAAATACTTAAAAAATATCAGAGAAATGATGATGAAACATGGAAGAGTATTTTAATAAAAGGAGGTTCCGTACAACATCTTGATTTTCTTAGCCAAGAAGAAAAAGATGTCTTCAAAACATTCGGAGAAATTAGTCAAAAAGAAATCATAATACAAGCTTCTCAAAGACAAAAATACATAGATCAGTCTCAGTCGCTAAATATTATGATAGGACCAAGCACACCGCCAAAACAAGTCAGTGATCTACTGATTGAAGGATGGCAGATGGGTATCAAAACATTTTACTATCAAAGAAGCGCTAATCCGGCGCAAGAATTAGTTCGAAATATTATGAGTTGTACTAGTTGTGAGGCATAAATGATAAAAGTTAAAAAAATTCATGAATTAGCAATTTTACCAAAAAGGAATAATCCGACAGATGCTGGGGCCGATCTTTATTCCGTTGATCAAATAAGTATAGAACCTCAGTCAAGAGCCATAGTGTCTACCGGAATTTGTATAGAGGTTCCAGAAGGTTTCTATGCTAGAATAGCTCCTAGATCAGGACTGGCTGCAAAATATGGAATAGATATTCTTGCTGGTGTTTGCGATAGTAGTTACAGAGGAGAAATTAAGGTTGTAATAATTAATACCGATAAAGAAAAAACATTTGATATTACTTATGGTGATAAAATAGCGCAACTAATCATAGAACAGCACTTTAACTTTGAGTTTGTTCAAACCGAAGAATTGTCTGAATCCTCCAGAGGAGTTAACGGATTTGGTTCTAGCGGCAATACCTAATATGGTGTATATAATATAGTAGTAAATTATTGTATAAACCTTATTAAAAAGGAAATAACTTGAGAAAAAAGAAAAACAATAAGCCTAAGGTTTTCGACGCTACAGAAAATTTGGTGGATTCAAAAGTAGATTCTACATTCAAAAATAGATTAAAGCCAAGAACAGAAAATCAAAGACAATATATTAGAAATATATTAGATAATACTATTACTTTTTGTCAAGGATTACCTGGAAGTGGTAAAACACACATAGCAGTTGGCACAGCACTAGAGCATCTTTTAGATTCTAAGGTAAAGAAAATTATTATAACAAGACCAGTTGTTGAAGCTGGTGAAAAAATAGGATACTTACCTGGTGATGCTAATTCAAAACTATTTCCTTATCTGCTTCCTATAGAGGATGAAATTAATTATTTTATATCTCCTTCTTACAATGCCTATCTTAAACTAAATAATAAAATAGAAATTGTCCCATTAGGATATATGAGAGGACGTAATTTCCATAATTGTTTTATCGTAGCAGATGAGTGTCAAAATGCTTCATATGAACAGCTAAAAATGTTGATAACTAGAATAGGAAATAATAGCAAGATGGTTCTTACCGGAGACGTTGAACAGTCAGATCTTTCTGTGCATATGCGCGGAGGTTTCTTGCATATGATGAACACGCTCTCTAATATAGATGGTATAGGCATCTCACGGCTCGCTGCTGTAGATATTGTAAGAAATCCTATTATAGCAAAAATAATAGAAAAATTGGAAATTCACGAAAATAATTCAAATGGAAAATCTCGATCATAAAAAATGCCTATTATTAAATGCTGATTATAGTCCTTTTGGTATTATAGATTGGCACAAGGCTATAATATGGAGTATTAAAGAATACGAGTGCGATGGTGCATATTCTATAGAAATTATAGATTTTTATCATAATGATTTTATTCAAGGAACAACCAAAAGATTTCCTGTTCCTGCTGTTGCTAGGACTAAAAAATTTTTTCAGATAAATAATTATAATGTTAATTTCAGTAGAAGAAATATTCTTATAAGAGATAATTATACTTGTCAATATTGTAATAAGATTTTTGATACTAATGAATTAACATATGATCATGTTATTCCCAAATCTATTTGGAAACAAAAAACCAGCCCTACAAACTGGACCAATATAGTAACTTGCTGTATAAAATGCAATAGAAAAAAAGGAAATAGAACACCTTACGAAGCTGATATGAAGCTTAAAAATATACCGATTAGACCGCAAAAAAATAATAAATTCTTGCCCGTAGTACAGTGCTTATCTACTATAAGAAGTAACCTACCACAAGAATGGCGATCTTACCTACCAGATTCTTATAGTCAGATATAAATGCCAACATACACATACTATTGCGACGAATGCGATAAAGCATTCGAACTTTTCTCATACATAAAAGACTACAAGGAAAATCCGCCCTGTCTCTATTGCAATAATTCGAGCACTAGAAGATCAATAGTTTCCGATGTTATAACACAAAGAGCCTCGGTTAAAAAATCAGATAGTGAACTCAAAACAATAGGAGATTTAGCAAATCGTAACAGAGATAGATTATCTAATGATGAAAAAATAACTCTGGATAATAAACATAATTCATACAAGAACGAAGAATCCCAAAAAAAACTTCCCTCTGGTATGACAAGACTTAAAAAGCAACCTAAAACTAAGTGGATGTAATTATGAATGAAAATACTGAAAATAATATCGGCATAGAAAATCTTTCAGAAGAACAGATTAAAAAACTAACAGAAGATATAGCTAAATCTTTTAAAGATGTTGATGTTAATAATCCCGAAGAACTAATGGAGTATTTACAAAAAAACTATGCTCCAGATATTCCGGATCTAGACAGACCTAAAAAAATGATATCGTGTCCTCACGAAATTGTTTTTACAGTTAGAGCGTTAGTTTTAGAGGAAAACGAGAAAGGCGAAACCATGGGATGTAAAGAAGTTTGTCAAAAAAATTATCATATACCAGTGCCTTCAACCAAAGATTACAATGCTTATATGGAGTGTTTCTTCAAATATCTAGAAAACTGTATAACTTCATCTGCCAAAAGAGCAACAGAAGACACGGAGAACAAAAATGGATAATTTTATTTTTCAGTCTGACAGAACTAACGAAAAAGTAAAACAAGAGAATCAATACTTTTGTATAGATGGAAAACAAGATTTTTTTGATAATGATGGATATCCAAGATCAAAAGAAGAAAACTCATTTGATATTGCGGCAAAAAAAATTGTAAGAATCGATAACTCTATTAGATATATGATTAGAATATATCCAGATGGTAAGATGTATAATCCTGTATCTATTTATGATTATAATAAAGCTAATAAAGCATATAAAGTAGGCACAAAATTCAGAGAAGTTAGTTATAAGAGTTTTAATATGTATCTTAGCTTCCTAAAGACAAAAAACACTTCATGGTTATATAACGCAGAAAGAGAGGCCGAATAATGTCAAGATTAAAGAAAACAGAAATTTATGCTATCAATTGGCTAAGTAGTCAAAATAAGTCTCCCGAAGACATAGCAAATGAATTAGGACTAAAAGTTGATCAGGTCAATAAGACACTTGAGAAAACTAGTCCAGCTCACACAGTAGACAGCGACACTCCCATTAAAACACAGTCTGGTCCAGTAGGATCAAAATCAAAAGATCTTATGATCACGGCCACATCTGCCAAAAAAACTAAAAATGTTTCTATTATGACAAAAGAAGCTTCAGAATATAATGATACTATTAAAAATAAAATAGAACAAAATCCTAGGATTAAAAATTCAATCTATAAAGCAAAACCAGATAATGAATGATCAGTATTTATCCAAGTACTCTAACGGTAAATATGTCAGTCCTGCACAGTATATTACAGAAATAATATGTGAAAATAAAGCTATCAAAGATAAAAATGATTTACACTATAGATTTTGGACAACAAAAAAATGGTCTCTTTTCTATAGAAATCAAATAGCCTCTGCTCATAAGCTACTAGAGCAATATCCAGCCAATGCAATTATAAAAGCATTGACTAGCACAGAGGGTAAAAAAATCTATTCCTTGAGAGCACCACATCTTAAATCTATAATAGAACAGAAGGTTACCGAGATAGAGAACGAAAACAAAAAATTAACTAAAACTTATATTAGATCTACCGATAATACTTTTAGAAAAAATGTTGTCGGAACAAATATTTTATCAAAGCTAAGGAATCTAGATAATGAGTCTTAAAGAAGATGTAACAAAAACTTTTGGCGATGAAATTATACTAAGTGGAAATGCTCTCATAGATAAATCATTAATCAATATTCCTGTGAGTCCATCTTTGGATTTGGTATTAAATGGAGGAATACCGGAAGGAAGTTTTGTGGTCTTAACTGGTCAGCCTAAATGTGGAAAAACTACCACAAGTCTCGACTTTGCGGCCACAGCACAAAACAAAGAATATCAAGGATCACTAAAATCACCAAGAGAAGTGTACTATCTAAATATCGAAGGTAGATTGAAAAAGAGAGACTTAGAAGGAATACCTCATCTAGATCTTGATAGATTTCATATAATAGGTAGCCAACAAGGCAAGATTCTTCATGCCGAAGAATATCTACAGATAGCCGAAAGAATTATTAATGAAATACCAGGCAGTATTATGATTATAGATTCGTATTCGGCCTTGTGTACAGAAGCAGAGATAACTAGCGATATGGATAAAATGCAAAGAGCAGATGGCGCTAAGTTATTAGCTAAATTTTGTCGTAAAGTAGCAAATGTTATTCCTGTGAATAAAAATATAGTTATAGGAATTACACACCTTATGGGCAATCCAACAGGATATGGTGCAGAATTTAAAGAAAAAAGTGGTCAGGCCATAGCTTATCAGACAGACATTAAGATAAGAGCAAAAACATTTAAACCATGGACTGTTGGTAATGACGCTACTCAAATAGGCCAAGAAATAGAATGGCAAGTATTGTGTTCGGCGCTAGGTCCTCCTGGTGGAGTAATAACAAGTTATATTAGATATGGTCAAGGTATAGATAAGCATACAGAACTAATTAATCTGGCTTCAGATGTTGGCGTTATAAACAAGGGTGGTGCTTGGTATACAATATCTGCTATTGATGATGAAAAAGTAAAATTTCAAGGAACAGAAAAACTAAGACAATATCTGATAGAGAATCCAGCAGTATATACAAAACTATTCAATGATTTTAAGCAAACAATGGGTGTTACTGGATGAATGTTGTTGGTTTAGATAATATCGTTTATAATTGGAATTTGACAGGGTATCGCTCTCATGGTAGAATGCAGAACAAATCAGATCTGCATCTTGAAGCCAGAAAGCTTATAAATTCAGTATTTCCAACAATGCAGATTTTAGAAGAAGTACCTATCAATATACGAAAAAATGAAATTCTATATTTAGATTTTTATTTACCTCTAATTAAGACCTGCATTGAGGTTCATGGAGAGCAACACTATAAGTTTGTTAGGTTTTATCACCATAATACAATAGGTTTTGCAAAGTCAAAAAAACGAGACGATGAAAAAACACAATGGTGTTCAATTAATAGTATTAAACAAATAGTACTACCATATAATGAGTCGATTGAGCAATGGAAATTAAGGATAATAAATGAATAAAACAGCTAAAGAAGAGTTACAGTATTGGGATACAATATTAGATGAATATGAAAAAAGTATATCTATTCCACTCTATTCTCCATCGGTTTTATCAGAATCGGAACTTAATGACTACCTATCTATGAATAGAGATAGTATCGAAAAATTAACACCAGAAGATTGTGCTCAAATAGCATATAGACTAGCTCAATTTGCTTTCCATATACAAAGAACCCTTAATAGAGAAATAGCGAGATATAATTGGTCCGATGAGACTATTAAAGAAACCATAGCTGATGAAATTAATTCATATAAAGGATATGGATATATAGAAAAATCATTACAAGCAATAAAACATAATGATAAAGCCAATTCATTAAATAACATAAAAAAATATGCGAAACAAAGAATAGACAGGCTATCATATATAGCAACTAACGTAAAAAATCTATCAGATATTATCCTAGCGGTACAAAAAACAAAGGTGAAACATGGATCTCAATGAACTGCAAAAAAATCCAGAACAAATTCAATCTCTTATTAATATCTTACAAAGTCTTCTAGATTCAGGTAAAGATACCAATGCTCCACAAAACACACAAGAAGAGAAGCAAACTAATCAACCAGATACAGTAAATTCAAGATCAAAAAGAGACAGGAAATTCAATGAAGTACAAGAAAATAAATTCTTACTAATGCCAGAGAAGGATATGCACAAAGACGACGCCGCGCTTGATAAGGTTTTATGCAAAATGCCTCCTGTGGCAAGAGCCAGAGAATTTACTCCGATTAAAGTAAAATGCAGAGTGTGCGGTAGAGAAGAATCCGTAAATCCTGGTCTAGTTTATGACTTAAGAGACAACAGGTACAAATGCAATCGTTGCTCAACCTCCTCCGGCTGAATAATATAAACCTATGATACTTTGTGATCCATCCGCAGAACGTGCGGTCCTGAGTTGTGTATGCAAATACGGTGATCGTGCATACATAGAAATTTCTGATCTAATTTCAGAATCTACATTTACCATTGATAGCAATCAAATTATATGGAAATGTTTAAAGAATATTTTTTCCAAAGAACAGCCTGTCACAATAGACATACCGATAATTTACTCGTCTGCTCAGGAACTTGGTCTACTTTCTGTATTACAAAACAAGGAAGAAACACAGCATCTTAAAGCTGTTATAGATTTTCCTGCAACCATAGACAACATAAAAGCTTTTGCTGCTAAAATTAAAAAGCTAGAAATAGCACGGTCTTTACACGAACATCTTGGAATAGCACAAGAAAAACTACTAGATATTACCGGATCAGAATCCATAGGATCTATACTTGGAATAGCAGAAGATACAGTATTTGATTTTTCTTCTAAGATTACAGGCTCTGATGACACAAATCCAAAGCATGTTGGGGATGGTATAGATCAGTATTTAAATCATTTAATAGAGAATCCTATTGATCAAGTTGGTATATCAACAGGATTTCCTATCTATGATCAATCTATCGGCGGTGGTTTAAGGAAAAGTACTGTTAACGTTATTGCCGCAAGACCAAAAACTGGTAAAACACTACTAGCTGATAATATAGGATTTTTTATAGCAAATAAGTTAAAGATACCTGTATTAAATATGGATACAGAAATGACAACAGAAGATCATATCAATAGGCTTATTGCTCTAAATACAGAAATAGAAATTTCCAAAATAGAAACTGGAAAATTTACAGATTCTCCAATGAATTATGAAAAAGTAAAAGGCGCACGAGATTCATTAAAAGAAACACCATTGTATTATAAAAGTATTGCCGGAAAGCCATTTGATGAACAAATCTCTATTATGAAAAGATGGGTCGTACAAACAGTAGGATTAAATGATGATGGATCAGCAAAAGAGTGTGTAATTTTTTATGATTACTTAAAGCTTATGGACACTTCTGGATTATCTCAAGACCTAAAAGAATATCAGGTACTTGGATTCATGATGACCGCATTACATAATTTTGCAACTAAATATAAGATTCCTATTGTAGCATTTGTTCAGCTAAATAGAGATGGTATTACAAAAGAAAGCACAGACACGGCTAGTGGTTCTGATAGGATTATATGGCTTTGTAGCAATTTCACTATCTTCAAAAGAAAAAGTGATGAGGAAATAGCTGAAGACGGTGGTCAGTCCGGAAATAGAAAACTTATTCCGATCATAAGTAGACACGGCGGAGGACTAGACGATAATGATTATATTAACTGCCATATGAAGGGTTGGTGTGCTAAAATTACTGAAGGATCAACAAAATTAGAAATTAGTCATAGTTCAACACAAAGAGATGGATTTGTTATCGATGAAAACAATGAAAAAGAAATTCCGTTCGATTAAATATAATCAAGATAAACTAAAAGTCTTATCTGATAAACTATGTGATGATATAGATAATTTACTAAATTATCTTGGTATAGAATATAAACAAAATGGGAAAATGCTAGCAATGGCTTGTCCAATTCATGGTGGAGATAATATATCCGCATTAAATCTATATCCTGTTGGTGATTCTTATAGAGGAAATTGGAAATGTAGAACACATAACTGTGAAGATGTTTTTAAATCATCTATTATAGGATTTATACGAGGTGTCTTATCTAATAAAGAACACAACTGGTCAAAAGAAGGCGATACTTGTTGTTCATTTGCAGAAACAATAGATTTTGTACAAAAATTCTTAAATCAAAATTTATCAGATATAAAAATAAGTAAAAAATCTGTAGAAAAAAACAAATTTATAAATACAGTTAAGCACATATCTTCTGATACAGTATCCAGTATACAAAAAGTAACAAGAAAACAGATAATCAAAAATCTAGAAATTCCTTCACCATATTTTTTAAATCGTGGATTTTCAAAAGACATATTAATAAAATATGACGTTGGAGAATGTCACAATCCTTCGAAAGAAATGTCTAATAGGGCTGTGGTTCCTATCTATGATAAAGACTATGACTTTATGATAGGCTGTAGTGGGAGGAGCATATTTGAAAAATGCAATAGCTGTGGCTCGTATCATAATTCTACAGAAGCTTGTCCATCTAATGAAAATTTATGGAAATTTTCTAAATGGATACATAGCCAAAATTTTAAGACACAAGAAAGCCTATATAATTTTTGGTTTGCTAAAGACTACATAAAAAAAACAAGAAGTGTAATTTTGGTAGAAAGCCCAGGAAATGTATGGAGATTAGAAGAAGCTGGTATACATAATTCTGTTGCCATATTTGGATCATCGCTAGCAGATAAGCAAAAACTTATGTTGGATATGTCTGGCGCAATGTCTCTTATCCTAATGATGGATAATGATGAAGCAGGAGACAAAGCTTGCGAACAAATTACTAAAAAGTGTCAAAAAATATACAACATACACAAAATATCTATACCATATCCCGATATAGGATGTATGTCAGTAGATCAAATACACAATGATATTATACCAAAAATAAATGGATTACAAATATGACTAAAATTATAGCGTTCGCAGGAAGAAAGCAATCTGGAAAAACATCATGCGCTTGGTTTATAGAATCTTTGATTTTTCGTGATTTCCCAAATATCAGTAAGTGTAAAGTATACAGTTTTGCGGATCCTTTAAAGCAAGATATTTGTATGAATATACTTGGATTAACAGAGAAACAGTGCTATGGAACCGACGACGATAAAAATACATTGACCGACCTCAGATGGCAAGATATGCCAGAATACAATTCTAGCTGGACACTCTCTTCTGATTATGACGCTAGTGGATTTATGACCGCAAGACAAGTTATGCAATTTGTTGGAACCGAAATATTTCGTAAAATAAAAACCGATGTTTGGTCTGGAGCAACAATAAAAAAGATAAGCCAAGATAATATGGATATAGCCGTTATAGCGGATTGTAGGTTTCCAAATGAAGTTAAGTCTGTAAAAAACGCAGGAGGATATGTTATAAAACTTACACGAAATCCCTATAATTCTAACCACGAAAGCGAAATAGCTTTAGATGAACTATATTATCCACAAGAGAATTTTGATCTAATAATAGATAATAATAATCTAACTATAGATCAACAAAATGCTGCTGTTTATAATTTCTTAAAAAATAAAGGGATATTACCATTATAATCACATACTTTAGAAGCAGTTCTTTTAATACACACTCAATGTGTGAACAGCAGTACTATATTGAATATGTTTTAGGATGGAGAGGACCATCAGGACAAAAGGCAGACAAAGGAACTATTGTACATAAGGTATTAGAAATATTAGCTTTTATCAAAAAAGCAAAACAAGATAATACTCCTATTATAGAAGACGATATCATTGGTAAAATTGATATCAATAACTATGATTTAGATACAATTATAGATAGCGTATACGATCATTATGTATTACAAACACAGCACCACAAGTGGGCGGATAAAGATAAAAAAGATTGCAGATCTTGGGTTCATAAAGCTATCTCATTCAATAACGGTATGTTTGATCCTAGAAATAGAAATATAATATGTCCAGAAAGACACTTTGATTTTGAAATCAATAGACAATGGGCAAAATACTCATTTAACACAGATAATGGTCCTATATCAGGAAATCTAGCTCTCAAAGGCACAATAGATCTTGTAACATCATTAAATTCAAAAACAATAGAAATCGTAGACTGGAAAACAGGCAAAAGACTAGACTGGGCAACTGGCCAAGAAAAAACACAAGAAAAATTAGAAAAAGATCCTCAGTTAAGAATATATCATTATGCTATTAGTCATTTATATCCTGAAATAGAACATATTATTTTTTCTATATACTTTATTAATGACGGCGGTCCATTTTCTGTGTGTTTTGACAAATCAGATTTATTAGAAACAGAAAATATGCTAAGAAGCAAATTCGAAGCTATCAAGGCCACTAAAAAGCCTAAGCTTCATAAGAGTTGGATGTGTAGTAAGTTGTGTCATTTTGGAAAAACCACGTTTGAGAATAGTCACCTGTTGCCTATTATTGAATACAGGGACGGTCAGACGTGCCCAAAAAATAATTTCATGACAAAATGCGAACAAATAAAACATGAAATAGAATTAAAGGGCATAGAACAAGTTACGAAAGAATACAAAAATTTGAATCACACCATTGGACATTATAAAGCACCGGGATCGATATGACGCAATATACGCCTCTTCATGTTCATAGTCATTACAGCTTATTAGATGGATTATCAAAACCAGAGCAAATAGCTAAAAGATGTATTGAAATTGGCTCTAATTCTTGTGCATTAACAGACCATGGCAATATTTCTGGCGCTGTACAATTTTATCATTCGATGAAAAAGAATGGAATTAAACCGATATTAGGTTGTGAATTATATATAAGTGAAAAAGATTGTGCTGTAAAAACTCCAGAAAATAATAAACTATCACATTTTATAGTTTTGGCAAAAAATTTACAAGGCTGGAAGAGTCTTATAAAACTAGTTTCGGAAACTAACAATCCAAATAATTTCTATCACAAACCAAGAATAGATATAGATAAGCTACACGACTATACGAATGGTAATTTAATAGGGTTTTGTGGCCATATGGGTTCCACATTGGCTAATCTATTAATAGCTAATAGATATGACCAAAAAACGGCCATAGAACACATAGAAAAATTAAAAAATATTTTTGGAGAAAACAATTTTTTCCTAGAGTCCCAATTAATAGATGTTGATTTTTTACCAGAACAAAAGGATTTATCAAACTGCATTAGATCACTTGGTCAAATAACTAACACCAAAGTTATATGTACTCCAGATGCTCATTATGCAAATAAAGAAGATAGTGTAGACCAAAGAATATTATTATGTAATAATCTTAAAACAACTTTAGTAGATATTAATAGTAAATTATTGAATGACGAAGATATTCCTATGGGATGTTTTTTTAAGTCTGATAATTATTATATACTATCAAATGAAGAGATGTCCGCTATACATAGCCAAGAAGAAATAGAAAATACTAATCTAGTTTCGGATATGTGTGAAAATTTTGATATCACAAGCAAACCTATGCTTCCGCCGTTTGAGTGTCCAGAAGGATTTAATGTGGATGAATATCTTAGACAGCTTTGTAGGGTTGGATGGTCAGAAAAAATAGCTAAAAATATTGACAAAAATCTTCAGTCAGAATATCTGGAAAGAATCAAATACGAACTTGAAATTTTGCAAGGGGCTGGTTTATCTAGTTACTTTTTAATAGTCTCCGATATAGTTAATGAAGTGAG